TCGGTTGCTTCTCCGAGATGATACCCTTGATGCGCCCGCCCTTTGCCGCTGTTTCGAGAGCCTGCGAACGGAGTGTCTTGTTCAGCGTCAGCGTCTCGTAGGCATACTGGAGAGTTGAGATGCCCCAGCCGTTGGCATAGCGGAATGTGTTTGGGAAGTGCATCACGTCGGCAGCTGGAACGTTGGTCAGCGTCATGTAGCCATGATCGGTGAGGAAAGTGATGCTGGCATAGGTGGCGTTATTAATGTTGTAGCCACACTGCTTGATAAGCCACAACTGAACGGGGAATCCGAACTCGTCGCGCTCGATATAGACAAAGCCGTTGCCGAAGAGCGTGCGGTTGATGTCAACGAGCTTCCACAGGTCGGGAGCCGTCATGATGGGGTTCGGCTCTTCCTGCAACAGATAGTTGATGCGCTTACCCAAGCCGCGCATATCCACCTTGAAGTTGTCCTTCTCGAAATCCTTCTTTTGATACTGCACGGGCATGACCCCCATCGTGTCCGACAACAGCTTGGTGGCACGATAGACTGCCGACACCGAACAAGCCGCCTCGGGCGAACGTGCCGCCACGATGCGCTCCTGATAGTCGGCACCCGTCACCTTCTCTTCTGGTGGCATGGTGCTCGAAGGAACTCCGGGCACGGATGCCTCGCGCACCATGATGGCGTTCTCGGGCGTAGCCGCTTTGAAAAGATTACTGAAAAAACTCATATCTTATTCCTTTTTACTATTCGTGCGTTTTGTGGTTTTGGGTTTACCAGAGGTTTTCGATGGCGTTTCCGTCTCCCAGAGCGCCCGATGCTGAGTCAGCCATTCTGCCTGACCTTTCAGCGTGCGGTAAGATGCGCCGCCCAGGTGTTCCACCATCGGACGGATGTCAACATGCAATCCCTTCAGCCGTGGCCGGTGTGCCAGCACGTCTTCGAGCAACGATGCGCCTGTGTCGTACCAGTTGCGCTTGTCGTTCTCATCGGGATGCAGCATCCACGACCTATCTGGGTCAAAGTACCTCACGCCCTCAGCCTTGAACTTCGGCACGTTCAGGTAGCACAGCATGGGCAGGATGCGCCCCATGCCGAACTTATTGCCCCGCTGCGACCTCTGCACGTAGGCCGTGAAGGAATACTCCTCGCGCCACATCTGACGGATGTCGGCCTTGATCAGCACGTCACTCTCCACCAGCAGGAACCCATCGGGCAGCAGGTCGAAGAGTTTGTCAACGGTCATCATGTGTACGTCACTTCCCCAGCCATTGACCGCAGCATACGTCTGCGTCTTGTTCGGGAATGCCGCCAGCGTGCTCTCAAAGTCTATCACCTGTCCTTTCGTGTTGTCGATGACCTTCACGCCCTTCATCCGTCGGGTGAACGGGTGCGCCTCCAGCGTCCGTTCCGGAATCCCCTCTCCAGCGGGCCACGTCACTTCTCTCGAATTGTCAAACACCACAATGGGCCAGTCGCAGCCTTGCTTTCGTATCGACAGGATGCAAGCCTCCGTCAGTTCCGGCGTGTTAAAATGAATAATTGCGATTGTCTTTCTGTTCATAGTTCCTTTTTATTTATCGTTTACTACTAACTGCATCAGAAATTGCAGCGTGTTCTCGTAGTGATTGGCGTTGAAGGTCTCAGGGATGATCTGATAGACCTTTCCCTGGTACTTGATACGTGAGCGTTCATTGAAGCATGTCGTGTATCTCATGCGGACAATCTTCACCGCATAGGCATCGAGGCTTCCGGCATTCATGGCCGACTTGCCGCGCTGATAATCGACATTGGCATGAAGACAGCCAACCTCCTCCCACTCGATGCCAGCCGAGTCAAGACCATACTTGCCCGCCACCGCCTCCTTGCGGTTGAGCGGCTGGATGATGTCGTGTAAGAATCCTGCACTGTAACCCATAGCCTATTCGTTTTGTCGGTTGATGATCTCGTCGCAGTCCTCCTTCGCCTTGGCGATGGCCTCGCGGAACTTCTGACAGATGTACGACGTGGGCTGCTGGATGAAGGCATAGCGGTTGTAGAGAGCCGCCATGTTGCGCCGCTGGGTGTCGTATGCCTCAATGAGTTCATCCGTCGGGTCTGTGATCTCGCCAAAGTCGAAATCGAACTCCGTCTGCACCACTGTCAACTTATCTATCAGACCGTCGCGCTCCACCTGGATAGGTGTGCCACCTGAGAGACACATGTAGTTCTTCAGCAACAGGTCGAAGCCATAGAGCGCGGCCTCCTTCTTCTGGCTGTCGGCAGCGTCGCGGTTGTTGTAGAGGTTCTGCACCAGCAACAGCGAGGCGTTGAAGATGGGGTCAGGGATGCGGCCATAGGTATCGATGAAGTTCTCATACGTGCGCCGCGTGAGATCGAGGATGGCTTGCTCGGCTGTGATGCCCATCTGCTCCAGTTCTGCATCCTCGCAGTTGAAGTCGATGCGGCAGTGCGCGTGGATGGCATCAATACTCAGCCACTTCAAGCCAGTGTCTTTGTCGTTCGTCATATCGAATCTTGCTTTTTGTCGTTTCTACATAGCCGACAAAAAGTGGTCGTGGGTTTACCACGCCCTTCGACAAGCTCATGGACCGCATGGGAGAAGGTCGGTCCCTGAGCCTGTCGAAGGGTCGAAGGGCAAAAAAAGGGTGGCCGCTGCCACCCCGAGAAACCATCTAACTAAAACAAATTAACTAATATGAAGATAATTACGACCTATATCATTGTGTCGGTGGTGTGACTGGCGTGAGTATCTGATTCTTTACCCAATACTGGCTATTGTTGATTGTCATGTACACGAAATAGACTCCAGAAGGAGGCGTGAATCTCGGCCACGACTTTAGCTCTGACTGTCCAAGTGTGAAATCATCCCGATGCCATATTGCCGCACTGATGCCTGCTGATGGGTTATCGAAGTAGGTTGCAGGGATAACGTATGCGTAGCAATGGTCGTAGGCTCTGCCTGAATCTCCCACAGCCGAAATGAGCAGCGATGTCTGTGTAATATAATCCCCCGTGATCTGAGCGTCCGTGCCAGTCTGGTCGTTTACTATCTCAACTGTCACGGGTGAGCAGTTCGGACAAGTGTAGTATTTTGTGCCGCTCTGCTCCTGCGTTTCAGTGATAGGTATTTCCCGATTGGCAAAGAATGGATAGACCTGGTAAGTGCCGAGTTGCAGTGTGACGGCTGCACCTGAAAATGTGGATTCTATCTGTGCGACTCCTGGTGTTGATGCCGTCAGCTTACATTTGAAAGTCGATCCACTATAAAAAGCGACTCCCCAATAGAGTGTATCAAAAGCCTGCGACGTGAAGTCTGCCAATGTGATATAATCGGCATCGTCTGTTGGCATTGACATCATCGCGCTGGCAGTGAACTGGCCGTGCTGTTTGATCTTGTCAGCCATAAAGAAACCTTCTATCGGCTTGGGGGCATCCTTGTTGTAACAGGCGAAATCCTGAAGTCTGTATGGCTGGTTTGCTCCACCAGCCGGTCTGTTGTATTCCCATCCGTTCAGGTTTCCGTCGTAAAAACTTAGCAACTGCGAGAAGACATAAAACTCTTTCGGTTTGATGCCGCCGATGTAGTCAACGAGGTTGCCCTTCCACCAAGTAGCACTCGCCAACCACTTGTTGTTTGTCGCATCCCACTGACCAGTCACCGTGTCAATGAGGTTCTTGGCCACAGGCTTGTATTTCGCCCAGATGTTGATAGCACCATTGGTAATCAACGTCGCAAGGTCGCCGGAGTTATAGCCTACGGCAGCTTTCACGTCGCTGATGCTGACTGGAGCTGTCACTTTACTATTTGCGTAGCTCATGATTTTATCAATCTTTTCAGTTCTTCAATCTCTTTTCTCAGGATTTCGACCTCGCTTTCCATTCTCACCACCTTGCGGGCGAGGGTGACAGCCGAGATCATGCCGATAGCTCCATAATCCATCGAGAGCGTGCCGTCTGCCGCTTCATGAACGGCTTCAGGTAGTATTTTCTTCCACTCCTGTGCGATACCTCCGACGTGCTCGTCGGTGTCGTGCCCGTCTTTCCAAGTGAAGCGGATGAGCCGCGCCAGGGCGATGGCGTTCACATCGAGTTTGATGTCGTCGATGACGTTCTTCTTGCGGATGTCGGATAGTGCCGTTACATAACCATTTGACAGCACGTTTGCGAAGGTTGCGTTTCCTGCGCTTGTCACCTTCCAGTAGGCATCACCACGCCGTGAGCATATATCTGACATATACACCCAACCGGCATCATCCGAGCGACCGATATAGAGCGAACCGCCACTACCTTGTGCGGCATTGTAGATGCGCTTGCCGTTTCCGAGGGCGATGTCGCCAACATCACTCATGTTGCCGCTGACGTTGGCTGTGCCATTGAATGATTGCCCCCAAATCGTGCGAGCCGTAGCGAGCTTGGTGGCTGCGTCGGCTGTGGCGTGTAGTCCGAGGTAGTTCTGCCCTACCCACGTCTTTGTCGCCATATCACTAATCTGGGAGTTTACCCACGTCTTGGTGGCCATGTCGCTGATGGCTGATGCCGTGAGATACCCCTGTTGCGTCACCCATGACTGTGTGGCATAGCTTGAGAGCGCATCCGACAGGTGTGAGGCATTGATCTGCTGGTTTGTGTTTGCTGCGAGTGCATTCCACATTGCCGTCAGGTCGAGACCGCCACTTCCTGGCACCCATTTACCCTGCACTGCATTCCATACAAGAGCCTGACCATTGGCGACACCTTGCACAGCGACATCGGCCAGTGACGCGAGCGTGAGCTCTGCGCCACCGCCACCGGGATTGTTGCCGAGTGCCGACAGATAGGCATTGGTCCAGAATCCGAACATCGCCTGGATGTTGTCGATCTCCGTCTCTACGTCGTTGGGTAGGATGGATTCACCGTTCTCGTCGTGGATTTCAAAGAGCCTGTTGAAGAACTCCTTCGACACGTAGTTATCATCCACCCAATACTGCGAGGCACCACCGCCGCCACCACCGCCTCCGCTGCTCTGACGGACGTTGGTGTTGCCTTCGCGCTTCGTGATGCGTTTGATGTATTTTCTCGTGATAGTCTTGCTCATAGTGACATCATTTTAATCGTTGACAATCCGTCGCGCCAGTTGTGACTGATGCTGACGGGGAAATATCTCTGACCGCCAAGCGTGATGACCGACTTAGGCGATGCCGCCACGCGCGAGTTCCAGAGTTGAAAGGTGAGTACCTGCCGGATGGTCGAGCCATAAGCTGCAATCAGGTTGGCATTGTGCTGCTCCGGCTTCTGATACGATGATTTATATGGGATGGTATCGATGACGGCTGTGTTGCTCATCAATAGCCCGTAACCCATCTCGCAGCGCATCGTGTTGTCGCCTTCCGTCTTTACCTTGTCCGTACAGAAAATCGAGTCCACCGTCACCTCTTCGGGGAATGCCCCACCCGTGGCCGTGTAGTTCAGGTCGTTGGCCTCACTATCCTGTTGCCTGCGCACGAAGCCTATCTCAAAGTCTTGCAAGGGGAAATAGCCGTTGAATGGAACAAATAACAATGACGTCAGGCTCACGTCGTTGATGGCGAAATATATCTTACCCGACAGCGTGGTGGTGATGGGGATGCCTGTGCCCTGGTATTCGGTCTCATTGATTGACGTGCGGGTGTCTTCGATACCTTGAGAGTCACACAACAGCTCGAATGTGCTGGCCGTCGATGTCCATGCCGTACCATTCCAATACTGATTGCCCACCTTCAGCACGCACGTTGCTTTTCCGTTTATAAAGTTGTCGGTCTTACCATTAATATAGAGAATACCGTCGCTCAGGATATAGGCCGCTTTCGACTCTATCTCGATGAGCGGTGTCGAAGATTTGCGAGGTCCGTAGTCCTCAGAGCGGAAGGCATCGATGGAGAGTGTCCAGTTGTATCGCAGTTTCGGCTCTGCCATGTCGGTGTCGAAGATAATGAGACGGCCGAAGCATTGCGGCTGGTCATCGACAGCCGACTCGACATAAGACTTGATCTTCACCAGCGCATTCTCATAGTTAATCGCGCCACGAAACTGTATCCACGCTTCGTTGGCATCGAGGTCTTTCCAGTGCTCGTTGCGGAATGGCGTGTCATTTCTGTGTGCCTTCAGCAGCTCATCCTTCGGCACCTCGATGATGGTGTCGAAGGCGTTGAGTTCAGAATTGAAGGTCACCGACTTGCAGCCTGGAATCCATTCTTCGGAGTGGTCCGTGCTGGCGAAGTCGGCATCTGCAAGGGTGATATGCGTGAAACTTTCGGCTGGTGTGGATGTCGTGCCCGCTGCAAGTTCCTGCATCGTATAGACGGCCACGATGTCGCTGCGCTCATCGTCGGTGATGCTGGTGAACCAGATGCCGTCGCCATGCGTGCGGCATGACCAGCCATAGAACTTGCAAATCTCTTCAAGAATCTCCAGACAGTTGTAGGATGGCTTCAGTGTGCCATCGTCTTCGTCGAGGAAATTGCGCCACAGCACCTTATATTGTAGCCACGCTGGGTTGGAGTTCGGATTGCCCGTGTGGAAATAGCACTTGTATGTCAGCCCCGACAGCTTGCCGAATAGATAGGCGAGCAACTGACCGACGGTCACCATGTCAGCAGGCCCCTGAACATCGACATCGAATGACTCCAAGACGGAGAGACCGCACACGATCGGCAGCTCAAAGTCTTCGTAGATGGCTGGCCACGTTGTGCCGTAGGTGCCAGTCTGAACGTACCCCTGCCACGCGATGGCCGTGCCTCGCATGAGCTTCACTGGCATTGCCGTGGCCGATGCTGGTATCAGCTGCCTCCACGTTGTCTTGTCGGTACACTTCAGTCTGATGTAGCCGCTCTGCGTGCGCACCGGCATAAACATATCCGAGTCGCTGTCCTCGTCTGTCTCAATAGGATCGTCGGAGAGCGGAAGCCTCTGCGTCGGCACGGAGTCCACGCCTTCGATGATGAGCATGTATTGCTCCCCGTCAAGTGATATGAATGATTTCTGTGATGCCATAGTCTTACCTTTTTATTGTTGCGGAACATCGAGTTCGCCAGTACCTTGGAATGAGAACGAGCCGGTGGCGAGGTTGTCGCGCGTCGCGCTTATCTTGCAAGTCTTCAGGATAGCTTGCCCCTCGATGATGTTTGAGCCTGCACGGTCACGGAACTGAAGGGTGTAAGTGGTGCCTACGGTCAGCAGTTTCGTGATGTCAGCACCAGCCAACACCAGGAATCCCGTCGATACCGTCCACTGCTTGCGTCCCGCGATGAACTGCCGCCACTGCGCACTCGTCATATTGGTGATTTCAATCATTTCGCAATCGGTCTGTATCTCGTTGCTCTTCGTGCCAGCGATGGCCGTGCCGTTGAGAAACACCAGAATATTATTTCCTAATTGTGCCATATCGATTATAGATTTTTACCAGTTAATATTGAGCCGCGCCCTGAGCGACGGGCGTATCTGTCAGCCGAGAGGAAGATGTCTTCGCCCACCACGCGGCCTACGACATTCACCGTGCCGCCACCGCCCTGGAGGTTCTGCGCCAGCATGTTTTGCTGCGCCGAATTAAGCACAATCTCGCCAGCATTCAAACCGACAAACTGCGAACCATCCACCAGCCCGCCGATGTTGTCACCACTATAAGAGTTGCCCTTGATCATACCACCCTGAGCGTAGCCCGTTGAAGAGTGGATTTGTGAAATCATTGTTATCATGGTGGCGAGACCAGACATTGCAAAAGCCGCCCATACCCACGGGTTACCAGTCTGAGAGGCAGCAACAGTCGCTTGAGCGTAACCCATTGCGACACTTGCAATGGCTTGCGCCACCGTGCCAGCCACTTTTGCCGCAGGGTCTTCGATGGCATTGAAAGCGTCGCCGATACTGCCAACCACGTCGGCTGTTACGCTTGCCGCCTTGGCGATAGCCTTCACGTCCTTGGTGGTCGTTTCGATGGGGATTTCTATCGGGTCAAATTTGAGGTTGGCAAGCTGTTCTTTTACGCCGTTCATCCATTCCTCAAACGAAGCACTCGAAGAGATAGGCACCTCAATGCCTTTGCCGTCAGACGTATCGCCCAGGAGCTTTCCCTGTGCCTGCTCTTTCATGAGTGCCTGCTGATCTTTCATCTCCTTCAGCTTGGCCTCTGCTTCAACAAGGGGAACGACATACTGATTGCGCACCTCCGCCCCAGCCTCATTCCATTGCCTTGTCAAGTCTGCTACAAGTTTCTGCTGTGCTGCTATCGAGTCGGGCGCAAAGGTCGATTCTGATTTGCCGCCACCAGAGCCACCAGCAGAACGACCACCGCCACCACCAGAACCGCCGCCCATAAGCTGACGGAGCGTGACACCTTCGGCACGATTCATCGTGCGATAGGCTTGCGATTGCATACTGTATGCCTGGCCAGCCTGCTGGTCGCGCTGCTGGATGAGTTTCACGAGGTCGTTGTATCGGTCGCCATCTACGCGGAAAGTGTTCCATTTTTTATATTCCTCGTATGGGTTACCAGGTCGCACCTGTCTGTTACCCCATGCATCTGTGAAGGAGTTGTCTTTGCGCCACTGCTCATACTTCTGATACCCCGCTATCCGCTTGTCAAACTCGGCCATCGAGGATGTGCCTTTGCGGAACTCCTTCAGACTCATTCCGAGCTCTTGCGCCTGACGATTATAGACGGCATCGATGGCGCGGCTTGTCTGATCGACCTCGTTGCCTACGAGCGTCACCACCTTCTGCATACCGCCTTGTAACTGCTGCTCGATGCGCTTGATCTGGTCTGGTGTCAGCAGTTGGCCGTTCTGCATGGATGCTCTTCGACCGTCAACGGGCGCGATGTAGCGACCCGTCTGAATCATCATCCTCATGCGCTCGTTCTCGGTCTGCTGGGCACTCATCTGTGGTGCCTGGATGGTCTTCATCGTGCCCAGTCTATCGAGTTCGTCGTAAGCGGCACGGGCAGCTTGCACGATGCTGTCGATACGACTCAGATAACCGCTGATGTCGCCCGTGTTCAGAGCCGTCAGGAATCCCTCGTACAGACTCTTGCTCGAATCCATCACGCGGCCCCATTCATCGACGGTTGCCTCTGATGCGAAGAAGGCATCCTTGGCCACGTCGAGAGCAGCCTTGCCTGCTGCGAGTGCCGTTCCCCAGCTGGCAAGCGACTGCACACTCATGCCGAATTTGCCTGCGAGGTTATCGAGCGCACCCGTCAGACCACCACCGCCATTGATGGACTTGTTGATGTCATCGAGCTGCGACTTGCTTTCGCCAATACGACCTTTCAACTGATCGAGCGAAGTGGCAAGTGCTTTTCCGAACGGAGAGTTTTTCTCCTCGTCGGTCATGTTCTTATAGACCACGCTCAGCTCCGTGAAGGTCTTTTTCATCTCGGCCAGTTTCCCTGTGGCTGTGCGCGAGGTGGTGTCCATCTGTCCGAGGGCACGCACATAGTCGAGCGTATCTTTCTCCACCACTTCGAGCGTACCGCCCACCTTGCGGCACTCGTCGGCATAACGGGTCAGTCCTTGGGCCGCCTGCTTCAGTTTGTTGTCGTATTCCTGTGATTCGACTTTTAATCTAAGAATGCTATCTGCCATAAACTATAAAACCCGATTAGTGGGCATTCACTAATCGGGTTAAATGTGGTTGTGGGTTTACTTATTTCTTATTCAGCATCGCTTCGAGTTCGGTGTCTATCAGCGTGGCGAGGTTGTCGGCTGCTTGTGCTAGAGCTCGCTCACCAGCACCACGGAAGAAGTTGCGGGCTGAGATGTTGCCACGATTTCCCGTGTTCGGGTGCTTGTTCCATTTATCCACCTTTCGACGGTCGTTTGATGTGAACTCGATATTTCTTGCACCCGGTGTGCCGTCATTGATCCAACGAAGGATAAAACCTCTGTCGAGCGGTGCGTAGCCCATAATCTGACGGGTGCGCTGTGAACGTGTGCGACGGTTTCCACCTCTGCCACTCACACCTTTTCGTGGCGGTTCGTAGCTGTTCTGTCCGTGAGCCTTGCGAGAACTAAAGATATTGATGTTTGCACCCAGTATCTTCTTATAGACCGATGTGCGCACGGCCTGCGCTGCGCCTCGCGGGTCGTTCTCTATTTTCCTGCTGGCAGTATCGACGACACTCTTTCTCGCCTCCATGATTACCTTGCGAATAAGTTTCTGCAAGGCTTTCTGAGTCTTGGGATTGGTGGAGAGAGCTGCTTCGAGCACTCGCTGCTGCTCCAGGATGACTGTATCGTTTACTTCAAGTCCTATCATACATAATGCTGGGATTATTAGGCTTAAGGTTTACTAAAGGGCAAAAAAGAGCATTCCACAACGGAATGCTCCTACTTTTTATCTATATATTATTGACTGGTATATTTTTCAAGCAATGACATCGTCTTCCTGATGTCTTTGTATTCAAATGTGAGTTCCGTTTCATCATTATCCATGCTTATAGATTCTGCTTCGGATAGACATCCATCAAAATCCGAATAATTAGCAACATAGACGTATCGGCCATTTTTGTTTTTGCATAAGAATCCGAGCGTCGTATTGGAATAATTGTCGTTATGTCCTACTGTCCTTCTATATATATCACTTTTATATCTAAAACTGATGCCGTATTGGTTTTTACCTTCCCAATCAATATAAAGATACATACCATCAGGTTCACAACGGTATTCATACGTTTTACCATTATTAACAATATCCCAACCGTTTTCGACTTTATATATTCCATCTTGTCTTTGGCATGATATTATTGCTAATAGTATGATTGTAATTGATAGTGATTTCTTCATAGTTCCTATTTTTTAAGTTGTGATAATATCGATTGTGCCGCCGAGGGCTTCGGCGATGGCTTGGAGGGTGTCGAATCCGACGGAGTATTTGCCGCTCTCGATGCGTGAGATGTGGTTGCGTTGATTGCCGGTGATGTCGGCGAGGTCTTGCTGGGTCATGCCCTTCTGTTTGCGCAGGTCTGCGATGCGCTGACCGATGCGCAGTCTTTCTTCTTCTCTGTTCATAGTTCCTGATGTTTTGATTATTAAAAGTGGGGAGGTTCTTGCTTTGGCAAGCGGCCAAGGCCGAGCGGCCCTCCCCTTATTGTTGTTTACTTGATTTCGAGGTTTTTCATTTCATTATCGTCAAAGGTGTAGCCGTATTTTGCCATTTTCTTAACAGCTGCCTTCTTTGCACCGTTGAGCGTTGTGTAACCATTACCGATGCTGAACCAGTACTCGCCATCCTCTAATGCGAAAACCAAAATGGTGTTGCCGTTGTTGAAGAACTTAACTGACTTTCTCTCGCTGTTGTTGCATTTGATTGTGATCATTTTCTTGTGCCGCTTATAGGTTGCCGCCCTGTTCTAAATTGTTATTTGTTTCTTGATTTCGGTGCAAAGATACAAAGAATATTTGAAAGTACCAAATATTACACAAAGAAAATGTGTATTATTTGGTACTTTTAACATTTCACGCCCTTCGACAAGCTCAGGGGTCGCCCATTCGGCTCTTGCTTTAGCCTTGATAAAAATAAACTTACACCCCTTTCAGTCCCCAAAATTAAATAAAAATCCGCTTCCCTCAATGAGAAAAGCGGATAATTTAAGAATGTTTAAGACCGACGGCACGAAATTAACCGAAATACGTGTCAAAATTGATCTTGGGAGGATAGCCGACAGTGTAGTCGTAGGCTTCGACCTCGGCGATGGTGGCGAGGGCGTTGACGGCTGCGCGGTGGCCTTCCGTCACCTTCTGGCACTGACCTGCATAGTTCTCCACGGCATTGATCATCGCGTGCCACTGCTCCACGCTGAACGTGTAGTCGACACCGCCGAAGCCTTTGGTCATCTCTGTGCCTCCTGCGGCTTCTATGGCCTCGAGCGACGATTCCAGACGGGCGCGCAGTTCCCAACCTAACCACATCGGCAGACCACCGATGATGAAGGAGTTCACGTTGGCCGAGTTGTCGAAGGCGGTGATGTCGCCATCCTTCTTGCCTTTGGCGAGTGCGAGCAACTCTGCCGGTGTCGGTTCAGTGCCGTCAAGTTTCCGTAGTTCGATGTCGATCTCGTTGATACGGATGCGGGCGGCACGTCGCTGGTTGGCCAGTTCCACCACGTCGTAGGGGTCGGCCTCGCCCATCATGCGGGCCTCCTGAATCTTGGCAATCTTCCAGTCGCCGATAGGTGATGTCGGGGCGGCGAGATTGCTTGTCAGTTGCGCACGCTCGGCATTGAGCGCGTTGCGCTTCTCAAAGTTCTTGTCTTCGTTCATGATCTTGATATTTTAATGTGTTAAACAATAAAGTTCTTCTGCATTGATGTTGTGATTCGTCTGGACGATGAGCGCACGGCGACTGCGCTTCGGTTGTTCCTGATGTTGTGGAAACAAGCTGGCGTAGGTCGCATCCATCGCACGGGTGGAATGCTCGCAGGCATTATGGTCGCGCACCACCGAACCGCGCCACGACTGATACGCCTCCCATATCTGCGCCTCGGTCATCATACCGAGGTCGAATTGTCTGTGGAAGGATTTCAGACGGCGACGCTCGCGCACAATCTTGTTGTGGCTCATCGCCTTTGTAATGTGACCTGTCGGCTCCACTGTATATTTGATTTGCAACCAGGCAAAACCGTGTCGCAGCTTCACGATGTGGGTCTTATGGTGATTCACCTCCAGCAACAGTTCCGCGAGCTTTGATTCTATCTCTGTGAGCAGTGTCCGCAGTTCGGTCTTCGTTCGACCAATGACGAAGATGTCATCCATATACCGGCCATAATACTTCACACCCTTCACCACCTTGACGAACTGGTCGACGGGGTTCAAGTAATAGATGGCAAATATCTGCGGACACTCACTGCCGAGATTCAACCCTTTGCCAGTCTTCGACGAGGTGTCGATGACGTAGTGGATGAGTCTCACCACGTCGTCGGGCTGGTCTTTGAGTCGTGGGGCGATGAGCCGCTTCAACACATCGTGGTCGATGTTATTGAAATATTTCTTCACGTCGATCATCAGGATGTAGCCGTCTGTACCGTACTTGCGGATATATCGGTGAAGCATCACCTCGAAACGCTTACGGGCGAACGACGTGCCGCGCTGTTTCATCGAAGCATAGTTGTCGTAAATGAGATAGGGCGTGAGCGATGGCGTGAGAACGTGTTTCATGAGTGACTTCTGCACGATGCGGTCGCGCACCACAGGAGCCTCGATCTGGCGTATGTGTCCGCGCTCGTTGAGTGTGAAATCGATGGTCGGCTTGACGCGGTACTGGCCACTGAGTATCTCTTCTCGTAGTTCCAGATTCTTCTGCAACATATCCGAGAGATACCGCTGGGTGCTCTCCTTCCATCGGCTCTGACGGGTACACTCCCAGGCGCACTCGTTCAGGTTCTGAAGTTCCGTGAGTTGTTCTAATG